CTTTCTAGAAATACGGGTAGTGCGATTCGTCGCTACGACGGTGAGGTTTATGCCTGGCGTAGTAATTATGCCGGACAGAATACCGATATCCCCGCAGCCTCCACTGATGCACAACTTGATGCATATGGAGCTACAGCGATTTCTCGCTGTATTCCCACGAATCCACTTAGTGGTATGGGGCAGTTTTTGGGCGAACTACACGAGGGTTTACCTCGTAAGTTCCAACTAACTGATTGGAAACGTCGTGCCAATCCCTTCAAGAACTTACGTTCTGCTCGTTTACTCAAACGAGGAAGTGCTGATTGGCTCAACTTCCAATTTGGTTGGTTGCCTTTCGCCAACGACGTCATTGACTTCGTTGACGTAACCAACAATGCCGATAAACATATGGAACAATACTATCGCGATAGCGGTAGATCCATACGTCGTCGCTATGTCTTCCCCGATACCACCACTACTACTATAGTTGACTTCGGTAACAGCTATCAGCTGCCCTCCTTAGACTCCTATTTAGTAGTGGCTCCGGGCAAATTGACTCGAACAACGACAATCACCGCTAAGCGGTGGTTCTCAGGGGCGTTCACTTATTATCTCCCGAAAGGGAATAAGCTTGCGCTTGGAGAAGCAATGGCAGCCAAATTGTATGGCTTAAGATTGACTCCCCATTTGTTCTATCAACTTGTCCCATGGAGTTGGGCCCTCGATTGGGTATCGAACTTTGGAAACGTTATTAAAAACGTTTCCGCGTTCGCCAACGATGGCCTTGTGATGCGTTATGGCTACATGATGGAAACATCCACTGTGGAAGTCACATACGCATTGAATGGCTTAAGCCTTTGGGGGCAGCCGCCAATCAACCTGACTCAAACTTTTCGTACTCAAACGAAAAAGCGACGTCGGGCCACACCATTTGGATTTGGACTTAACTCTGGAAGTTTCACTGCCAGACAATGGTCCATAATCGCGGCACTTGGAATATCTAAGTCTCCGCGCTCCCTAAATTTCTAGGGGGTAATACCTCATCCATCCTAGGGTAATTATGCCCTAAACTGAAAAAGGTAGTGCCTAATGGCCTTCGCTGACCCACAATCCGTTACCATCAACTCTGTTGCTCAATCTCTTCCGAGAACGAGCTCTGGAGTCAACGCCGGCGTCTTTACTAAAGACGACGGGCTGGTCAAGCTGTCTGTTTCCCACCAGTACGGTAAACGTACTCGTCGGACCATTCGGCTCGACCATGCGAAGATCGCTGCCGATCCGCTGATCTCATCCACCAGTGTTCGCTACTCTTTGAGTGCGTACCTGGTTGTCGATATGCCCATCACTGGGTATACCGTTGCTGAAGCCAAGCAGATCGTCGACGCTCTGACTCTCTACCTCACGACGTCTTCTGGGGCTCGTGCCACCCAACTCTTGGGCGGTGAGAACTAGTTGACCTCGTCGTAGTTAGTCGACGGGTTGTGCAATAAGTGGGTCACTAGGCTACGGAATTAACCACCCCATGTGAATGGAGGGATTAATGAAGAGCCTAATGCTACTTATTCAGTGCGTACTTGCAGATGCGAGTACGTGGTGTTGCACTAGCACCATGCGCGATTTTAAAGAAATCGAGCATCGAGTAGAACACGAAGGGCTATCGTTTCTTACGATGGCCTTACCTGACTTTTGCACAGACTTCGAAAGTTGTCTGGACATTGGTCAAGTGGGTCCCACTATGTTTCCTAGTTTTAAGAAGCATAGAGCTCTCCCCCAATTTCTTGGAGGTTTGCTGGATCTCGTGTTTGATCGTTCAAGTGGTCTGTTACTTGACAATCCGTCTATTGACGCAATCTTCTTTATTCGTCAGATTACTCTGATGTTTAAGAAGGTTGAACTTCCTTGCTCCGAAAGGAGAGAAAGAAGGTCATTTGATGGATTCATCAAGTGTGAGAAGGAAGTCAAAGACTCCAGTGAACAGCTTTCTGATCAATTACTCGATCAGTTTGGCCGTATTGCTGACGTCCTTTGGGGTGCTGATGGTTCTCATATTGATCGCAAGATCTATTATGGGGCCATCATACCTCGACATGGTCCAGGGGCGACTGCTGACAAACTCTTCGGAAACGAAAAGTATCAGCTCCCCACTTGGACTTGGAGACTTGAGGAGTTCTTCCCCTCAACAGAGTTCTGTATCCCCAACCAGGGATACTTTAGAGAACTCGACTCCATCAACTTCCTCGAACC